ATCCATGGCCCATTCGATCTGCGAAGGCGTGCCTTTTATGGGCAAGAAAGTAGAAAAGGGAGCGGTAATATATCTGGCCACCGAAAGCCCAGCGAGTGTGATTAGCCGGGTTCAGGCGATCAAAAGCTATCACGATTGCGACATGGCCAACCTATTTATCGTCCAGGTTCCGATCAATTTCTTTACCTCAGACAAGCATTCTACCGAAGTTATTGCCCTGGTTAAGCAGGTCGAGTACGACACAGGCAGCAAGGTTAACCTGATCATCGGAGATACTTTAGCCAGGATGACAGCCGGCGCAAATGAGAACTCTGGCGAGGATATGGTCCCAATCCTGCAGCGCTTAGACTCAGTCGTATACGAGGCAAACACTGCCTTCTTAACCATCCATCACAGCGGTAAAGATGCCTCCAGAGGAGCCCGTGGAAGCTCAACAATCAGAGCTCATATCGACACAGAAATCTACGTTGTCGAGGAAAATCTACAGCGCACTGCGACTATAACTAAGCAGCGAGAGCTCGCATCAAAGGGCGTAGAGATACCCTTTAAGCTCGACATTGTGGCTATGGGAATCAGCAAATTTGGAGAGAATGTGAGCACCTGCGTGGCCGTTTTTGATGACGAAGAACGCGCCGAGAAGGTCAAAAAAGACTCTAAATTGGACAAGAATAAGAAGCTAATTGAGCGCGCATGGTGGTCTGGTGGAGCAGAAATCAGGTCATTTAATGGCTCAAATTTGCCCTACATAAGCACCTCAGCGTTCAAAGAAATGCTCAAAAGTGACGGATTAAAGGCCGGATCTGTGAGCAATTATATGAAAATGAGCTATGAAAATGGGCCGATATTTGTGCTCACAAATGGTGAAATCATCACCAAACATGAGCACGGTTATGTCATATTAGACCAGATTATGGCGTCTGCTTTCATGCTCAGAAAGTCGTCTAAATAGTGGTACAAAATGTACAATTGTACTTATTTGTACCTTGTACGTTTTACCGCTATTTTGGACGTATTTAGGTACAAAAATGTACAACAACCCTTTAGGGGTTGTACATTTGTACCAGGTACAAAGCCCAAGAATTTGTACGGCTCGATTAAAGTGATAGAATTAACAATACTCAGCAGGAGATGCTAATGAAAAACGTGAATCATTATGAAAAAGATGGAAAGTTGTTTGCGGGCAAAACTCACGATCATGAAGGTCAGTTGATGAGCGGAGCTAAGATGAGCAAGAGCTCTAAAAAACTTTTGCACTTCGGTGAGCTGAGTGAGTCGTCCAAGAAAAAAGCAAGAGCTCAATGGTGAGGTGCGATGATGCGTTACAAAGATACTGAGAAGAAGAAGATTAGCGACAAGGTGTTTCATCTCATGGAGAGCGGAATTCCTTGCGGGAAGTCTTGCGTTAAGGCTGGAATTCCGAAGTCTACTTTCCTCGGATGGGTGAAGCCGGAAGGCATCCTTGCCGACCGGTACGCGCAGGCGCGCGAGGACATGATACACACGATTGCCGAGGAAGTGCTACAGATCTCTGACACTGACCCAATTTCTATCGTTGATCAGCACGGCATTAGTCGCTATGACTCGGCGGCAGTTCAGCATCAGCGATTACGTGTGGACTCTCGCAAGTGGCTGCTTAGCAAGATGATGCCAAAGGTTTATGGCGACAAGACTACCCAGGAAGTTACTGGTGCGAATGGTGGTCCTTTGACGGTTACCTCTCTTGACCTCAAGAACTTGACAGACGAAGAGCTCGACAACATGGATTTTCTGATGGCCAAAGGATCCACTGAAGCGGAAACGAAATGAACTCGATGGCGCCCTCGGTTGTTGCCGAAGCCATTAAGCTAGAAAAAGACAGGCGCGCTGCTTCAGCCTCGCTGTATGAATTTGTGCGTCAGTCCTGGCACGTTGTCGAGCCTGGCGTTCCGTTCGTTGCGTCCTGGCACATTCAAGAGATCTGCGAGCACCTAGAAGCGATCAGCGCTGGTGATATTCGCAAGCTCTTGATTAACATTCCGCCCAGGCACTCCAAGTCTACAATCGTTAGCGTGATCTGGCCGATGTGGGAGTGGCTGACTGACCCGGCGCAGAAGTTCTTGTGCGCTTCCTACTCTGGAGCTCTATCTATCCGGGATAACCTCAAGGCTCGGCGCCTGGTTCAATCGCCCTGGTATAGCGAGCGATGGGGTCACATGTTCCACCTGAGCGGTGATCAGAACGCCAAGCAACGCTTTGAGAACTCTGAGACCGGCTACCGCATAGCAACGTCTGTTGGCGGCACGGCTACAGGTGAAGGCGGCTCAAGACTGCTGCTCGATGATCCTCACGCTGCTCAGGAGGCGCAGTCCGATGCTATCCGGGAGTCTAGCCTGGAGTGGTTCGACCAGGTGTGGTCTACCCGGCTCAACGATCCGAAGCTCGACGCCATGGTGACAGTCATGCAAAGGCTGCACGAGAGAGACATCAGCGGCCATGTGCTAGAAGATATTGGTGGATGGGAACACTTGATGATCCCCGCGGAGTGGGACGGCAAGCGCCGCAAGACGAGCCTGGGCTCGTATGATCCCAGGAAGAAGAAGGGCGAGCTGATATGCCCGGAGCGGTTCGGAGAGCAAGAGATTGCGGATCTAAAGCGCCTGCTTGGTGTCTATGGAACCGCCGGCCAGCTGCAGCAAGATCCTAATCCAGCCGAGGGCGGCATACTCAAGACAGACTGTATTGAGATGTGGCCGCACACAAAGAGCCTGCCTCCGTTTGAGTATATACTGCAGAGCTATGACTGCGCCTTCACTGAGAAGACTACAGGCGACCCAACGGCTTGCAGTACCTGGGCGATCTTCACGCACGCCTCACAGCATCACGTCATGTTGATAGACGCCTGGGACGAGCACCTAAGCTATCCAGATCTGCGCGAGCGAGCGATTAAGGACTGGGGGACCGAGTACGGAGGCATGACTAAAGAGAATCAGTTCTCAAGGCCCAGGCGTCCCGATCGCATACTTGTCGAAGCCAAAGCTAGCGGCCAGTCGTTGCTGCAAGACTTGAGATTGGCCAAGGTTCCGGCTATCGGCTACAATCCTGGCAATGCCGACAAGGTTAGCCGGGCTCACCAAGCAGCTCCAACGCTAGAGCTCGGCATGGTCTGGATACCTGAATCCAAGAAGAATCCAGGACACTTCGTTAGCTGGGCGAATGACTTTGTCAAGCAATTGTCGAAGTTTCCTGTTGCGCCGCATGACGACTACGTTGATACTTTCACGCAGGCCATTATCTATTTCAAGAATGATCGCTGGTTTGAGTTGCCCCAGGCCAGAGATCCAGACGAGCGACACGTCGAGAAGATTGTCAGGGCCAACCCTTATGCAGCTTAGGAGCTAGACATGTCCCTGAAGGACGATCTTGAATTGAACAAGCCCAGGCGCACGCCCGGACACGCGACCAAGTCTCACGTTGTGAAGACTAACGTAGACGGCAAGCCTAAGATGATCAGGTTTGGCGAACAGGGAGCGAAGACTGCTGGAGCGCCGAGCTCTAACGATTCGGCAGCGGATAAGGCCAAGCGCAAGTCATTCAAGGCTAGGCACGCCTCCAACATTGCCAAGGGTCCGGCATCTGCAGCCTATTGGGCTGACAGAGTCAAATGGGACAAGGGCGGTCCGGTCAGCTTCCGAAGCGATCAGCCAGTCAGACCCGGCATCCCGTTTCTTAATACTGCGGCCGATGTAACGGCGGACACTCTTTCTGGAATGTTCGGCCCTATCGTTGGGTCAGCTTATTCTCTAGGCAACCAATACTTTACGGATAAAAGCATCGAGGAGCTTGAGGCTGAAAGAGAGGCGGTCAACGCAGCTTTGAACTACACGCCAAGAACTGAAGAAGGCCAGGCGGCTAGCGACTACGCCATGGGCAAGCTAGGCGAAGGAGTGACGTTCCTGGCTGAGAAGTACAACGAGAACAGAGATAGCTTGGGTCCGATTCCGGGCATGATCGACTACGGCATGGAGCAATACAACGAGCTCGACCCGGAGACTCGGTTTGCTGTAGGCAACGCGCTAACTGTAGGCGAGGTCTTGCCCATCGGCAAGGCGGCTGGCATGGCCAAGCGAGGAGTGCAGGGCGCGGTAGACACCAGAAGGATTAATCGAGCGGCTGACCTAGTGCCTGACGAGAGCGAGTACCTGGCGCTCCAGGACAGGCTTGAGGCTATGGGCGCTCGACAAAACATGGTTGGCTATCACGGATCGCCT